ATCTCTAATAATGTTATTCCGAATTATACAACAAGCGGTATAAATTTATCTGACGAACAAATAGAAATATCAAAGCAATGTGGCGCTGTTGCAGTCAGTGCTTATGACAAACCGTTTACCTTTAAAGCCATTGAGAAACTATCGCAAAACAATATTATGACAAATATACACATGATTGGTTCAAAAGAAAACTATGCAAAGATATGTGATATTTTATCAGGAAAAAATCCTTGGGAAAATCAAATAAATTTGAAAAATATTTTTGCCTTTGTTTTTCTCTTATTCAAAAAATCAGGAGCTGGAAAAAATCTAGACCAAAATCTAAATTCTGAGCAGATTAGTTATATTGCAGATCTTGCATTTCAAGATAATACTCCTGCCCGGCCAACAATTGGTTTTGACAGTTGTTTTATTAATCATTTTCTTAATTTAAACAAAATAGATGAACAGACTCTTCCTTTAATTGATTATTGTGAATCAGCAAGAAAGAGTGCTTATATTTCTCCAACAATGGAAATGCTTCCATGCAGCTTTGCAAAAATGAAAGGAATTTCATTAAAAGATTACACTATTAGAGAAGCATGGAACTCTGAACTGTTCCAAGATACCAGACAATCATTACTTCATAAAATTCAATGCCCAATTAAGCTTTAAACGGAAAATTAGGGTGAGTTGGTTTTTTCAACTCACCCTAATTTTTTTGCAAATTTTATTGAATAAAGAAGTTCAACTGAATTTGTTCAACGACTCTTGTTGGATTCAATGTAACATTAACATGGAACTTCTTTGTTTTTCTTTCATATTCTGTTGCTCCAACATCAACCGAATACGAATCTAATCCTCTACGATTCTTGATCTGTTCCAAAAATTCAATAATATCACCAGATACTTCACCCCAAGTGACAGGATCGTTTTGTTCAAAAATAAAGAACCGACAATATTGTTCAAGGGCTCTCTTACAATAAAGAACGAGACGAACAATATTAAGATCTTGTAAAGCACTTGGTTTTGCTTGAGAAGTTAACTGCCCCCAAACAACATATCCTTGTGAGAATTTAACAATTGGATTTAACTGTTTGAGATACATTCTATCACGATCACCAAGCAATGGATTGTATCTTAATTCTTTAATAACATCAATTGATGCTCTGTTAAATCCAGCTGGAGCAAACCAAAGTTCTGCCACATTGTCATTCCGTGGAATAATATATGACATATGATAAATTGGGCTAAACCATACATCCTGCCCTGTGAAAATATCCGATACTTTGTTATATGATTCATAAAGAGCAACATAAAAGTTATTGAAAGTATTGGTATTTTCACGAGTAATAATAGCATTTGATGACGTTGAGTTATCACCATTATCCAGAATAGCAACACAGTCTCTTCTAGTTTGAACCAATGTACTGATTGCCGATTTTACATCTGCTGGATATCCGGCATCAAAAACTAGAGAGAAATAAATAGTTTCTGGATCGAGGATTGAATCATCAATAAGTCCAGCATATGCTTGTTGCAGAAGGAATTCAGCGCCAGTATTTTCATCTGTGTTAACTTCTCCGGTTGCTGTTCTTAAACTTCCTTCTGATCCTTTTCTCAAAGGAATTGGCTCTGAAGAAATAAATGCTGACGCAATATCTGTGTTACTTTTCTTAATTTGATAAGTAATAATTGAATTCGCGTCAAAATTTGTTGTATCACCAATCCAACTCTGAGTAGCACTCGAAAGATCTCTTGTATCGAAAACATTGATAGTTTCGTCATCAAGACCAGAAGAATTTCCAAGCCAGCCCCAAAGTGAATTTCCTTTTGCGTCTTTCGCAATAACAGCGTAATTGGCGTTTCCAGTTTCTGGATTTGTAATCCAATCACTGAAATCTTGTTTGTTATCTGAAATAGTTGCCGAGCCTGCATTATTATCTATAGTTACAGTTCCGATTTCTTTATCATAAGTTTTGACAACAAGTTCATATCCAGATGTATAGCTTCCACTTGGTAGAACCATTTCAGCTCTTAATACAGAAGAATAAATATTAAGAACATTCTGAATCCAAATAGAATCTCCAGAGTTGTCTTTTGCTTCTGGATTAAAAGAGACATTGAATGATTCAATAATAACATTGTCGCCATCTGATTGTTTTTCGTAAATATCTAAAACATAAACATCATTAATTGTTGGGTTAGCAAACTCTGTTAATCTTACACCAATTGCGTTGTAGTAATCTCCACGCCCAATTGGATATAAGAAACAAATTGGAGTCGTTGTTCCGTCTACTGCTAAATCGCTTTGAAGTTCTGTTTTTGTTTGAATATCAGAAACCCATGTAATTGAAACTGTTGCTGTTGCATCCGCTGGAGCCATAGATGCATCAATTCTAAAATTTGCATATGTTGCATCGTCTGGTAATGCTCTAATCCAATAGAGCGCGCCCGACTCGCCTAAAAAGTTATAAGCAATATACGGGCCTTGACCATAATCTTTTCCGTAATCGACAATGTTCGGTTCACCAAACTCGTTGACGAACTGTGCTCTTGAACTTAGAAAAATAAGTTCATTGTCACGTCCTTTACGAGTTAAACCGCACAAAAACCCGATTGATGATGGTACTGCTTGAACAAATGTTGATAAGTCTATTATCTTAGTATAGACCCCTGGCGAAACATTGGCCATTTGCGTATCCTCCGAATTAAATTAATTTCTCTAATTCATTGTCCTCTAAAAAAATCATCCTTATAATATATTGTATTTGCTTGATACGCTTTAAACGTATAAATACCATGTAAAAAGAAGTCGTCTATTATCATCCTTCAAAATTGTTGGAAATGTAACTCTTGCGAATAAAAGAAATGTTCCGCTGTGCCCAGCTGTTCCAGATGACGCTGTAAATAACCCAGCTTCACTTAATTCTTGATTGTTTGCATAAGCGATATCAACTGTCGTTTCGATCTTCAAAACTAAATAACGATTATCATTATATGGATCAACTTCGAATGTAATTTGATCAAAAGGAATTTTGTAATATCCTGTATCTGGGTATCCAACTCCTGCTGTATGATAATCTGCAGCTATAGAAGAAGAGGCAAGTATCATAACTCGCGATTCAAGATCAGTGTTTTCATTTGCTGGTGCTACAGGAACAAATGGATCTGCAGGGAGCGCTCCGCCTTCTCCAAGGCCAAACCAATATAAATGATGATTATTGGCTTGTTGATTAACTGGAAGATTGGTATTATCCAAATTAACCAAAAACTGCGCTAAGCTTTCGCGCCCTCGATAAACAACTAAATTGTTTTTTCTAATAAGTTGTTTTTTTCCATTTTCATCAACATCATAAATTTCAACGATTCCTTGTGGTCTTCTTTGGCCAATATCGCACTCTTTGCCAACACAATCACCGAGACAAAGATCACCGTATCGGTCGTTTACTTCCACAACAGTTGTTTTAATGTCTTTTTCCATACATTAATATCCCTCGTGTTTTTAAGCTTTATATTTTGTTCTCAAAAAATTGACGCTATACTCTATATCAATTTTTATTTTGGGAATTATTCCCATTATTTATTTAGCTTCCAAACCGGAACCCCGGTTCTCTTATCTTTTTCTTTATATTTTGAATAATCCATGAAACTTGTGAATTGCGCTTCCATACCGGTTTTCGCATTCCATAAATATGATTCTGCAGCATACCATCCGCGTATGAACCCCTTTCTGTAACTCCAGGCATCCTCGCTACAAATACTTGGTATCATTCTCACAACACACCCTGGAAAAGTGTCTACACCAACCCATCGAAGTTCCCGCTTTTTATGTTTGTGCCCGATATGGATCTCACGATAAATTGAATTCCCCCAAAGTTTAGGTTCTTCTGTTGCCATAATTGATGGGAGATCTACAAGTCTTTCTTCTTGTCCATGTGTGAAACAAAGTAGAGAGTTGCCCCATGGATAAAATTTTCTCCATCTTGGTGATACATCTACTATAACATCTTTCGATTCACTAAAAACTTCTTTAATAACATCACATAGATAATAAGAGATATTCGGATCATGGTTCCCCGGAATCCATTGTACATCAACAGGAGCGACCTGGCGACAATAATTGACAGCTTTAATAACTGCCTTCTTCGCTTTTGTATAGATCTTAATAAGGCGGCCATCAGCATCGAGAATATTATGATGTTGAGGCGTCAGATTTGTTGGGTCATCTATATGCAAGAAATCATTTCCGACTGGAAACAAAATTCTTGATATTGGAAATCCCTTTGTTTTCTGTAACAAGTCTTGAACAGCGTGTAAATATAGATCCTCCGCAATATCTAAATCATAATCATTTACTGTTTCTTTTCCCCAAGCCAACATTCCAAAATGGACATCCATCAAAGCAATTTCAAGAAGATACTCTCCAACAGGATCTCCAAGCTTTTTATCATAAACTGTTTCAATCTTTGGAATTTCTTTAATAAGTTCTCTAATGGCCTTAACCCAAACAACATTAATCTGTTTCAGCCACACTTGAATCTTATACATTGTGATTGTTTTTGGCGATGAGCCAGTTGCTGTTTTTTCTTTAACTGTTGATTGATATGAACCAATTGTGTAACGATCAACTTGCCATTCTGTTAAATCAACTTTTGCCACCTCAAGCGCTTGCTCTAAAGTTGTAATTGTTTGAGAACTCAATTGCAACTTAGCTGCGGTCTCGGAAGTTTTATTGAATTCCATAGATTCTTGAGACCCTGAATCAAAAACTAATTCTTCTCTGCCTGTTCTTATCTCAGCTCTTTTAATTTTTCTAATAGTTTTTCTTATAAATGAAGGGTCAATACCAATTCTTTTTGATAGCTCTTGACGATTAAAATTTGGATCGCGGTTATACTCTTCAATAATTATTTCTTTTTTAGTCATTAAAAACCTCCATTTTTGGATTACTGATTTTCTATTTTGTTCCCTTTTATGAGATATAGTTCCTAATTCAAATATTCCCAAGAAGCCTGAAAACACTGGGAGTTAACGATTTAAAATAAGTTTACCAGTCCCTCCGCCCTCATTATTAATAAGAAGATAACCGCCTTGACTTAATTTGAGATACCCGCCGACAAACTGCTCCTGAATAAAAACATGATCAAACCCCCCAACACAATCGAACATTCCGCTCTCGTCGTGATCTTGGAATCCGCTTATTTGATATAAAAGCATATCGGCGGTTGAGTCTGTGCTCGTTGGGTCTCCCTCAAGTAAAGTTATTGGCCAAGTTGTTGCGGCGGTCGAGTCAAATGGTAACGGAGTCACCTCAATATTCGCCGTGCTATCCAAACAAATTAATGAACTATTTCCTAATGATATCCAGCACGTACAATCAAAACTACTGTTTATATCTGTAACTGCGCCGATGTCATGGTACGAACCACAGTCATAAGTATCTCGTGAATAAAATGTTGAACTTGTCGTATCAATACAAATACTTTCTATTTCTCCAGTATGATCTAATCCACAACATGGAATACTATCACCTGTCATAAAATCATGTATTATTTGTTCAACAGTGTGATCCATATGATCATCAATTGGAATAAAGTCTTCAAGCCAACTGTTAAAGACAATATTTTCAATGATAACTAATCGCGCGCGATATGGTTTGAAAAAGTTAATTATAGGATTCAAATCATCGAACAAACCAGCTAAACCAAATGTAAAAAATCCTGTATTAACAAAACCAAACCCAAAATTATTACGAATCCAAACTCCCATATCCTTTAACAAAGTTTTTAAAGTATCATCATTTAGATCTGTAAAGTCAAATAAATTTTGTTTAAATTCGGGGCTTATTAGCCCTAAAAGATATCCAGCATCTATAGGATCTTGAAGAAAATGTCTTGGTGTTTCACGATAAAATTGATCATACATTTCGCGTAACTTAAATGGTTTATTATATCTTGTTATTGGCCTTTCCATAATAGCATCATATTCATCAACAATTTGTGTTGCTTCGGTCGATACATCGGATGTGCCATCATAACAAAAGAATTGATCCCCTTTATATCCAGTTGAGTGATTAAGTTGAAAAACATAAACTGCAGCCAGATATACTTCTAACAATGATCTAACTTCACTAACACACGTCACTTCACAATTTTGTTCAGGAGTCTCTCCTGTGTTATACCATTTTTCATATTCATCTTGAACGAATCTGATAAACATTGCTGTTTCTACGCCAACTTTAAGAATAGGCATAATAACAAAATAAGGAGAAATAGAAGGTAAATTAATTTTGTTAATATTGTATAGCTGCCTAATTTGATCTTCTGTATAAAGCCAATGCGGGTCGCCTTCTGTTAAAAATCTATACGGTAAACTTAATTCACTTTGATTAAAAAGCGTTGAACCGGCAACCCATCTACTATCAAAACGAAGTTCTTCTGACCCTAAAATAAGTTTTTTTTGTAACCAAAGTTCATAAATATCAACTTCAATAATTCCATAATATTGAAGAATTTGATACATTGATTGCGGCGTACCTTTTATTTTATATAAATTAACAAGATCAAGAAACAAGTTAATTTTACTTATTAATGGATTCTCATCAAAGTTTTTTAATATAACGGAATAATTATAACCAAAGCTTCTAAAGAGTTCGTCCAACTGTGAATTAGTTAACATATGCGGATCGCTAACAGATCGCATCTGTGTTGTTATTGCTCTGTGTGTAGCAAATAAATCAACAAACAACTCTCTTAAACGAAAATAGTCGGGGGTAGAATGTGCTATTTGATCTATAACGTTGGTGAAATAATTATTAAGCAAAGTCCTATCAGATTTTACAATTGAATTTACAACTTCAGTTACTTCCGTAGACTCACCGCCAGAGGCTACTTTAAACATCTCCCAAAAAAGATCTTGTGTAAATATCGCCACTGATTTATCTCCTACGGCAGCTAAACGCTGGATCGATATTGTTAGCTGCTATAAACTCAAAATATTTATCCATCAAAAACAATTCATATATAGTTTGGAGAGCATATGCGGTTGATACGGGCGTTTCAGTATTATAATACCTCACACTATAATTTATCTTTAAATCCAAATATAAATAAATAAGTTTAGAAAGTTCAGTACTTAATGAATTAAAATCGGCGTATAAAATAATATCACCCGTGCCAGTTGAATCATTAACAAAAACATTCGCTGTCGAATCGATCATAACTACAGAAGTTGAATCCATCCGGTAAGCTAATAACGCATCCAACATTGTAAAATCGTCTTGTTGTAATTGAAAGAGGTTTGATCCATTATCATTTATAACATAATATTTTCCGGACACTGGGTAAACAAGTAAACGCTGTTTAACGACATACGGCCACGCCAATCTATCTTCTTTTAAAGCATATAAGTACTTATAATAATTGAGAGAATAACTCTCATTAAAAAGCATTGTAATAAAAGATCCTTGGGGGAAGCAAACTTCAGGAGTCTCGGGTGGGTATGGAACTTCATTTCTATTGATGACAGAACTTATGATAAATCGATTAGACCATATTTGAAGTTCCGGCACAACTATAGTAGAACCAAAGGCACCACAAGACATTTATTTTTTCTCCTCCGCCTCTCTAACATCTGTTTGTATCAAATCATTTGTGCTCATCATATCTAGCATATGAATAAAAAAAGTGTATGGGTGGTAATTTCTAAAATCAAATTTTCCGTTATGCGGAATATCTGTACTCCATCTTCCAGAATGGAATCTGACCATTTCAGATAATATAGAAACTTTTTCATCATCAAAAATTTTAAGGAGAGTTTCGCGATTTCCTTCAATCATATCAGCAGCGAGCTTATCATGTGTTTTCTCTGTATATTTTCTTGACCCGAATTCTCCGTATTTTAATGAATCATGTAAAGAAATAGCCAAAAAAAGCAAATCCGCTTCTTGGGTCTTCGGAACAACATCAAACATTCTTAGTAATTTTTCAGCTGAAAAAATTAAATGAAATATATGTTCTGCTTGACTTGGAATTTCTCCATTTAATTTCTTATGATGTTTACCAGTGGAAGATGTTGGTTTATCGTAAATTTTTGGAAGCAATGAGTTTAATCCTTGCCATAACTTGTAACATTTTTCAGACATATTATTATTTAAAATTTCTTTCACTCGATCATAATAATATTCCGCCGTATACTCAGCCATTTATAAACCCTTTCTTTATTCAAAATTATTTTGACTGTATATAATTCTTAATTTTACTAAGACTTCCCTTAAACATATCTACCTTATTATTAAATCTTTCGCCAATAATCTGAACACTACCTTCATCCAATTTAGATTTTGGAATAACCTCGCCATCTAAAATAAATGCTTTTAATTGCGTTTCAGTTGCCTCTTTAACAAAACGGATAAGTTGAATCTTTGCGTTTTTTGGAAGAGATGCTTCCCAAATCATTGCGCCTGACAAAATTTTAAGATCGTTCTTATTCATTTATTATTCTCCTTTAAAATGGTGCTATTGTATTTGAACTCGTTTTATTACTTTTTCTATTCTGTAGAAATTTTGACATTGATCTATCTCCGAACCACCATGTGATAGCACTAACAGTCAGATAGATTACGGTTGAAATTACATCCGAATAAATACCAACTGCGTCAGATACCGCGAGATTACTAATACCTTTTGTTTCCAATACTTTCCAAGCTAACCAAGTTATATAAGTTGATAGCCCTGTTAGGTAGATTGTAAGAAGTGGCCGCATTAATCCTCTGAGAACATCGATTATAGCAAACATCAAAGCAAAAACCATAGCCATTGGTTTTAACAAATAAGATGCCCATCCGGTTGACTCGAACA